GGCCAGTGAGCCGATTTTGAACTCATTGCCGCGTCGCTTGCCCTCGGGCAGCCAGCGGGTTACGTGCGTTTCGGCGTCGGCCAGCAGGCGGTCGGCCAGGCCTCGGAAATCAAGCATCGGTGGGGCTCCTCGAAGGGCGGCTAGTTTGCCGCGTTTGTTGTGTGACGGGAAGTGGTTAGGGGGCAGGCGTCGCGCCGCGCTCCAGGAAACCAGCGTCGATAACCTGTGCCCCCGCAATCCCGCCAGCCCGCGCCGTCGCGGCGCGAGCCCGGATCCGCTCCTCGGCGCGAAACCGCTCGCTGTGCGTGACGGCGGCCAGGATGTCAATCATGGCGGCCTCCAGACACCGCAGCGCAGCCAGTTCCCCGGCCCGCACTCCGCGCGCGCCCGTAGCCTGCTGCCGGCGCACGATTTCTGCGCAGGCCTCCTGCGCGCCGCTGATGATGCCGTCAGGGTCTGCCGCCAAGCCCATGCGGACCAGTTCCTCGGCCAGGTTGACGGCGTCGAAGATCACGCCCCAGTGCTGGCGCTGGGCTTTGCCCCGGGCCACGGCGTCGAGGGCGTCGTACATCTGAAGCGCCCACACTGTGCGGTCGTTGCGGCTGAGTAGGGCGGCACCTGTGATGGCGACGAGGTGCGCTGTGGGGTTGATGCCTCGGGGGCGGTAGGAGGAGCGTTTTCTCATTTCTTCTCCTGCGGAGGCCAGGTGTAAAGTGGTACGTCGTCTTCGCTTCCCTTGGTGCGCCAGATTGCGCCACCAACAGACATCCAAGCGTAAGGAACGCTGCGCAACTCTTGCACTGCGGCGTCCCAACCTGCGCTGAATGCCCGCTTGTTGTCCGGCGGCTCAAGGCCGAGGCCAGATCGACTGAAGGCGCGGCATTTCTTGCTCATGCGCCCTCCGCCTTGGCGATGGCGGCGTCAATGTCGTCAAGTTCGCTTCCAACGGGCTCATGCGATGACACGACAAAACGACGGGCCGCCTTCAACGCCTCCAGCAGATCAGGCGCGGCGGCGATCAGTCGTGCGTCAGGGTGCGTCAGAAGCTGGTGCCAGTCCTTGTGATGCTCACGCCCTGGTTCCGGAGCGATCCAGTCAGGCCGTTCATGCACGCGGTACAGAAGCTGCATGCCATCGTGCGCCGTGTCGCGCAGGCGCATCGTTGCGCCGTTCATTCCCCAGCGCTCGAAGTCCATGATGGTCAGGTCGTAGCGCGGGCAACCGCCGACGAGGTGCAGCCTGCGGTGCTCGGTGTTGAACTCCCAGCGCCACGGCCCCGGTGTGTGCTTGCTCATGCCCCCTCCAACAACCTGACGGCATCGTCCACGCTGCGGCAAACCCCAGCCACACCGCCAGCGCTGCGGATCGTGGCGAGGAACTCCTCCTGCCCAGGCCGCATGCGCCCGGTGCGCGACTTGACCTCAACGGCCAGCGTCCGCCCGTCGCTCAGCACGCCCATGATGTCGCTCATACCGCGCTGAGTGTTGGCGCGGATGTACCGCACAGACCCGTCCCGGTTGCGCTCTTGAAACGTCCCCGAGTTCTGCCGCCAGCACTGCGCTACCTTCGGGTGACGCTTCAACAGCGACATGACCGCCTTCAAAATGTCCGCCTCGCTTGGCTCGCGCTGTTCTGCCGGCGAGGGGTTGCGCTTGGCCCGCGTTTTCGGAGCCGCCGGGATCGGCAGTTCGCGCCGCGGCTTGCCCCAGATGGCGGCTAGAGTGTCCTCGCTGCGCTGGTGATCCTGCATGACCTCGCGCAGGGTTTTTCGGCCACGAGTGGGTTTCATGCCGCCAACCTCCACATAGCCGCAGCCCACGGATCCGTGGGCTTCACTCGCCAGCGCTTGCCGGCACGGATCAGGGTGCAGGTCGATTTGCTCACCTTGCCTCCGGTCTCTTTTGCAGCGATAGCCGCAGACTTCGCCGCCCGGATCCTCTCGACGTCTTCCCAAGTCAGGGGCGATTGCGACTGCTTGGCGCGGGCAATCTTCTCGGCGCGCAGCGGGTTGTCCCACGCACCGCGAGCCACCGCAGCCCGAGCGATGCCGCTCACGGTGCCAGGCCGCACATGCGCAGGCGCCACACACCGCGAATTCCCGCAGGACGTGGTGGCAAACAGGTTTGCCGGCAAAGGCTTGCCGCGCTGAGCCTCCAGCAACACGCGCCGCACCGTGACATATTTCGGATTGGAGAGCTTGCTGACGAACACGGCCGGCGTCGTTCTGTTGGCATACACGCCGCGCCAGATCAGGCAGTCGCCCTCCTCCTCGGTACGCGACTCCCACACCTTCGACAGGTAACTAGGAATGGGATACGGGGGCATCATGCTGCCGGCTCCAACAGCGTCTCAGCCGTGATCGGCAACCCGCGCTCTCGCGCCGCAGCCAGCACCGCAGCGCCGTAGCGCGCCGGGATCCAGCCCCGCCCCTCAACCCACCGCGTGACGGTGGACGGATGCACATTTAGCAGACGAGCCGTAGCCCGCACGCCGCCAAGTTGCCGGATGATTTCAGCGGCCGGCCCCGCTCGTTTGGTGTTCATGTTGCGATTCTGCACCATCTCATCCCCGGCACGCAACACCCGGGAAAACACCTAGACAGAGCCTGCATGTGATTGCGTGGAGTTGCTTGACATTGCGCCGACGTCATCGCAGAATGGCAACACCATCAACAAAAAGGAGTGACGCGATGGACTTGCCTGGATTCGGTGACGTACAGACTTGGGGCGCGGCCGTGAACGCGCCGGGGTCGCCATACTACAACGACCACCCGCACGAAGCGGAGGCCCGCGACCACCTGTTGGCCTGTCCTGCGGACTGGCAACTGTGGTTCAGCGTCGTTAGCCAAGCCCGCGAGGGTGCGGCGTTTGACGTCGTGAACGTCCGCGAGGAGGACATGGCTTCGGCTCACGCCGACGTCCTGCTGGCATGCCTGTTCGCCGGCACGCGGGCGCAGGCCGATGCGGCGCGGTTCGAGTTGCAGGCGCGGTTCCTTGCGCACAACGAGCACCGGGTGCAGCAGATCGCGTCCGCGATGTTCGCGTCTAGCGAGCCCGATTCCGATCCGTATGACTGGGAGGTCTGAACATGGCCACGACCACCATTCACATTCACCAGATCGTCAGCGTGCGCGCAGAGAAGCACCGCAGCATTGACAGGTGCACTTGGCGGAACATTGTCCTGACGGACGCCGACGGCCGCGAGACGAAGATCGCGCTGTTCCCGGCTGACGACAGCAAGCCCGAACAGATCAGCATCATCGACGAGGAGGAACAGTCGATGATTACCATTGACCGGGCCGTGGCCTTGGAGATTTCGAGCGCGCTGTGGTTTGCAAATGCCCAATCTCTGGGCTGCCAACCAAAAATTGAGGCAGCTATCTCTGAACTTCAGTCCGTGCTGGAGCGACCCCATGCGTAAGCCCACCGCAGACCTAAGCGACGGAGAAGTGTGGGTCATCCTGACGGCCCTGCTCGGCCCGAAGGACTACGGCTCGTGGGCCGTGGTCGGGCCGATGATGGACACGTACAAGGTTTCGGTCGAGCACTACGCCGAGCAAAAGGACGAGGCCGCCCACTGGGTGGCTCGCATCCTGAGCGACGAGGCGTCGCCCGATTGGCCGTGGGTCGAAGCCGTTGCCCCCACTGCGCTGCAGGCGATCCGCTTGGTTGTGGTCAGGGATATCTGGGGCGAGTACGTGAATCTGCCGTTTCGGGCGTATGGGGTGAAGGCATGACCACCGACCTCGAACAACGCAGCGCCGACTGGTTCCGCGCCCGCGCCGGCAAGGCCACCGCCAGCAGGTTCAAGGACATCATCGCCAAACGGAAGGACGGCAAAGGCTACCTTGCTGCCCGCGACGACTACGTTGCGGATCTGGTGGTTGAGCGCCTAACCGGGGAGCCGCGACCAGAGATAACAGCCAAAGAATTGGCTTGGGGCAATGAGCATCAAGACGAAGCCCGCCGCGCGTACCAGTCCCTGCGCGGCGTGATCGTGGAGGACGTCGGTTTTGTCCAGCACGCAACGCTGCAGGCAGGCTGCAGCCCCGATGGCCTGGTGGACTGGGACGGGCTGATTGAGATCAAGTGCCCGTTCAACAGCAGAAACCACATCGAAACGCTGACCAGCGGCATGCCGGCAGAGCACCTAGCGCAGGTGCAGGGCCAGTTGTGGATCACCGGCCGCGACTGGTGCGATTTCATCTCGTTCGACCCGCGCATGCCGCCAGAGCTTCAGCTCTACGTGCAGCGCATCAACCGTGACCCCGGCTTCATCGCCGACCTGCAGGCCGAGGTCACGTCTTTTCTGGAGCAGGTCGGCAACCAAGTTGAGGCGCTGAAGCGTCTCGCGTCTGAGAGGATTGCAAAGTGAGCGAAGTCGAAAAGAAGCCCCGCAAGAAGCGGGAGAGCAAGTCCCACGTTTTCCTGGTGACCGTGGGCAACCAGAAGCGCCTGATCCGCGCGCCGCACAAGAACACCGCCATCAGGCACATCCGCCCCGAGACGGTCGAGGCCCGGATCCCGACGCCGGAGGAGCTTATGCAGTGCGGTTTCGATGGCATCGTGATTGAGGACGCAAAGGCGATGCCGCCGCGTCCGCAGCCGCAGAAGGCGGGGGCGCTGTGAGCGGGGCCCTTGTGCCGGTGGCCGGCGCACCCGGGACGCGGACGCCGCAATGGCTGCCGCAGAGTACATCGACCGCGTCAGCCGCTGAGGAGCAAACGTGCAAATTCCCAATCTAGCCGGAGTTGCCACGGACGATCTGGTGGAAACCATCGGCGCCGGCAGTTTCAAGGCTTCCTACATCAACTGGTCGCGCACCCTGCAGCTTCTGCGGGAGCATGCGCCAGGCTGGCTGCCAGAAACGGTCCCCAATGCGGATGGCAGCTTGCTGCACGCGGCGCCTGTTGGTTGCTATTTGCTGATCCGTTTCCGCAATGGTGAGCAGGTCACGCCCGCAGTCCCGCAAGCCGTCATGGATACGCGTAACGCCGCAATCCAGCGCGACAAGATCACGGCGCGCGACCTGACGGATACGCATCGTCGAGGCGTTTGCTTGGCGGCGGCTATGACGTTCGGCCTTGCTTACGAGCTATGGGCCAAGCTGCCGTTGGAGTCCGGTCACGAGGAGGAGAAAAAAGACGAAAGGCAAGAGCGCCGCGCTACTCCCAAGCCTCCTGCGGCACCGCCGCCGCCAAAGCCCCCTGTGGCACCGCCGCCGCCCGCGTCTACGGTAAGCGTCAACGCCCTGCTGGAGCAGATTGAGCTTGCCAGCACGATGGAGGGCCTAGAGTTGCTTCGCATTGACATCAACCGGCTACCAAAGGGGAGCGAAGAACGAAAGCAAGTCATTGAGGCG